GAACCACCATATCTCGTGGTATTCTTCGTTTGTGCCAGCAAATATCTGATCTGTTTGTAGGGCATTAAAGTCACTGAATACGTGTCGTAACAGATCGCACTTTAACGTTTGGACCCTACTACCATCTGAAGTGTAAAATTTGTCTTTACCCATCCAATAGGAAGCTCCGTTGGCGTAGGCCACGGCTTTATCAGAGACTATAGATATGTTCTCGCCAACAAGCTGTGCGCCCCAGACTATCTGCCCCCCAACGTACTGTAAGCTGTACATAGAAGTATCAGTCCACACATTTACTGCTTGCCTAGCTTGGTGCGCGGATACTATTTCTGAACCCCGTGACAACCGTAGACTACCGGCTTGGTTTGTTGCAGAGGGGGTCCAGTTCAAGACATCTTCTTGATCCGACCAACGTATGAGCATAGGATCTTGGGTCGTTGTACCAATAATATTGGGGCCGAAACAAAATACGAATCGGTTTATGTCAGACACAAGTATGTAATTCTGAATTGTAGGTACATCAGAAGCACCGCCAATACCTGACAAAAGCAATGCACGTGTGGTAACTCCATTTGAAGCGTCCCACCGGTATACTTGACCGCGCTTTGGACCAAATATAAGGTCTTCCCCAAAATTAGATTGGGTCCACGTACGTAGAGACACAGTAGAAGAACCACCATTACCCCACGTGCTTTCCCCCCATGAACCAGCGCTCCAACCACTTAGAGGCACCGCTGAGTCTGTGCCTATATTTATCTGATAAGCGGCGTCAGTAGCTGATCCACCGTTGCCCGAATCAGAAGCGTTAGCTGCTACAGAAGAAGTTATGGTGTATGTGTTGACACTAGGTACAGTTACGATCTCGTACTCTTGGTTTAGTACATCTGCTGTTATAGTGCCTCCTAAAGACACCGCACTGCTAAAAGTAACGAAATCGCCTGCAGCCGCACCGTGGCTGTTATCGGTAACAGTCAACGTAGTAGAGCCATTAGTAGCGGCAAAAGTAGCTGCGTTGGTAGTAGTCGCTCTAATAGGGGTAACATCATAATAAACGCCCCCTTGTTCTAGGTAGAATTTTTTGCTGGTGCCAACACCGGTTAGCTTCTGCCCTGCTAAAGTAAGCCAAGCTGATAGAGATCTACATATACCCACAAATGTATTGCCAGATATTCTGTTCCAACCCCCTATTTTCTCGGGGAAGTTCTGTCTAAAACGAACCTTGTCACAATCATACCAACCACCCTCAGAAGAATACCTTGTGGCTTCTTTGTTTATGCCGGGTTTAAGCTCTAGTTTCCTAAAAGGCATTTACGCCTCTCCATATGCAGGTATGGATGTTGCTTGCACGGACACGCTTTGCTTTAACCCAAGATCTTGCCCACAGTCCGAGCATTTATCAGCGTCTAATTCTGCTTCTTCAAGATCATACCCACAAGCAGCGCACACGATTTCAATGTTGTGAGATGATACTACCGTCCCATCTGCTAGTTGTTCTGCAGCGACATTCTTATTCATACTAGTGCCCTCATCCTAACAATTAAACGATCTGCCCGTGCAGTTACTTGTTTATGCCACCGAGAATCTTCCATCTCGATTGCGGCTTTTCCCCAGTCCCGGTCTTCCACGGCGGCTAAGAAATTCTTAAACAAACCCATGCGGTTAATGCCCATATTGAACATCATATTAGCGCAGATCAAACGAACTTCTTCTGGTAACATATCAAAATCGGGTAAGATCTTGTAACAATCGGCCACAGTCCAAGCTATATCTTTGTCAAACAGCTCATTAACACGTTCCTCGCTGACAGGCGTATCAACTTCCATGTCATATTCAGGCTCGCCCTCACGGCAAAGATGTCCGATCCCTACCGTCTTCAAATTTAAATGGTCTAAGTAAATTTTATGGACGCAACCCTCGTCAACACTAAGATCGTCACGTAGTTGTTCGATCATTTCTTCTTCCCCGCTGGGGCTACAGCTTTTTCGTAATACACAATAACCTCTTTTTGCTGTTGCATAAACCGTTTTATATCGGCCATGTTAAGGGCCAACGTCTCATAGTCCCTGACGCTGATTGCGTAAAACAGAAAATCGCCATTCTGCTTTACAAAACGCCGTTTAAACGCTGCGAGCGTATCCTCTGTGACAACGTAGAAATGCAAGTTTGACAGCTTCACAGGCCGTGGTCTGTTTGGCGTCGGTATCTTGCGCTCGACCTCGACCGTCTTGATCTCAACCGGCAATACGTCTTTGAAACTGCTGCAGCCGCTACTTAGCAGGAGCAGGAGCAACAACGCCGGAAATAACTTCGAGCGAACGGAACAACTTTGCAGTACCATTGTTGATCTTCTTTTCTACTAAACCCGGTTTTTTGAGACTTAACTTCGCGAGGTCATGCTTGCGGAGTTTTCCAATAAGGACATCCTTGTAAACGTTGGCTGCATTCAGCTTTAAACCAAGTTCCTTGTTTAACTCCGCAAACTTCTCCCGGTCTTCAATCATAGCGTTAATGGTGTCATCCTGCATCTGCTTGGCTGTCTCTAGCTTGGCCGTGTTCTCGGTCAAAATTTGGATGCGCCGCTGACTGTCCTTATAATAATAGTACGCGCCGTAAGCTGATCCACCAACAAAACCGAGGACAATTATTAGAAGGTAAATCTTTAACATTATTTACCTTTAGCCATGTAGGCGGTCATGCCCATATACGAGCCTATCACGCCCGCTTGGCCGATGTAAAACAGCCCGAAAAGGTCGCTCAGGGCCTTAATCCGACCATCTGGGAATATGGGCAAAAATACTGCAAAAGTAAAAACAATCATAGACCCCATCGCTACCCACGCCATACGTCTCTGCGCGTCGGCCTTTTCGTGTTGGGTCAGAACTACGGACGCTGCAAGTTCTGAGTCACTGACGATGCCATCTCCATCAAGGTCCATCTCGTTGTGCTTGCTGTCTTTTTGTAGTTTCTTTTGCTTTGCCATGTTACTTCCTCAAGAGTGGGTTGTCTAAAGCTCGTTGCAGCTTTTTATCTTGCCGCTTTTCAAAAGCATCTAGTTTTGAATCAATACCGTTGATCTTGGCATCAAAACGGGTAGCTGCGGATTCAACAATGTCGCGCATATTCTTTTCAGATTGGCGCGTTGAAGCCGAAACACTGTTAACTTTAGCATCAAATCGTTCATTTGCACTAGATACAATGCCGCGTATTGTCTTCTCCCCTTGGCGAAGAGCCGCACGGGTTTCCCCATTAAGAGTTCTGGAGCGTTTATCCACAGCAGAAATAGCGGTTTCTAGAGATGCTGCATCAGATCGCGTATCCTGCCGGGTGTCCCGCACAATCTCCTGAACTTCGAGCACTCTGGTACGGATAGAAGCCATTTCCTTGGTCACTGTGCCCATTGTTTTGGTCATAACAGCCAGCTTCTTATCAAAACCTGATAGGTCAGGAGCTTTATACGACGCTATCTGCTCTTTCATGTCCATATAGTCCTTGTAGACCTCAAAAGCGCCGTACATGCCCCCTACGAACGTCGATAACGCCATTATTACGGCAACCATCTTGCCGCCTTTAAATTTTATACCGCCTACTTCAACTTCAGCCATCACCTTCTCCAGTCAAGTTCTACAAGAGCGTTGTGCGCCCCGTTTGACCTGCCAAACAATGTATAGTTCTGCATCCTGTCCACCAGAGAAGGCCCATCCGGTACTTTCGTTCCAGTAAAGAACCCCGGCGTGTCCACCAGCGATCTGGGGGCTACGATCTTAGGTGATATCATACCCATCGCAACCATAGTCGTGGTCTGAGACGCCGCAGAGTACCTTTGTGATGGCGCGATTTTGGCGACAGCTTTCTCAGCCGCAGCTTTTACCTTCTCTTGACGGCTTTTAGGTTTTGCGGGGGCTTGCGCTTCTCTGGTTTCGGCGGGGCGTTCTGCAACAGGTTCCGGCTCCGGCTCTGACTCAGAGGTAGGTTCAGGTTCTGTGGTTGGTTCAGGTTCGGGCTCTGCCGTTGGTTCTGGTGCGGGTGGCTCTATGTCCTGTTCTATCTGTGCCTCGATGGTTGCCTCGGCCTGAGCTTCCTGTTGTTGTTGCTCCATAGGAGGAGGTGGAAGGTCGATTTGGATTGGAGCAATTTCAGGCGGAGGGGGCGGTTCAGAGGGAGCAGTGGGAGCCAAAGCCACAACAATCGGGGCCGCTGTCGGAGGGGGCGGCAGGTCTACAACAGGGGGAGCCGCAACAATCTGAACCGGCGGCGCGGCAGCAATGATGTCGTTCTGCACTATCTGGTCAAGAATCTGCTGCTCAACAATCTGCTCATACGTGAACGTCAAGCTAGGATCAGAAAACTTGGGTCCATAAAATCCTGAGTGGAACCCAGCGTCTATGCCAAACAGGGAGAAGCTCCCCGTCAAAATTCCAAAACTGTTCGCTGCTATCGAGTCCGAAAACGAGAACAGCCTGTTGCCAGTAAAGTCCAACTCTACCTCGTGCGTGAATTTCTTCGCTACTGCGTCCCCGTCTAGAAGCGTGATACCTAACGTAAAAAGATCGCGGCAGTCCCCCGCCTGCGTAGTGCTGACGCATGTCGCAAGAGTAGAATTAGATTGATGGCTATCCACCGTCACCGCACTGTTGAGATCAAATCCCCTTTGAACCTCGGCCTCGGTCAGAGGGACGCTGAAGCTGCTCGTATACGTTCCTCCCCCAGCTGTGGAATTACCTGTACAAACCTGCCCCGCTGTGCATCCAGATGTAGAACTTGAAGTTGTTGAGCCGCTTGTTGTGAACGTAGATAAGTTTGGAAGGACGTTTGTCGTCGTCGCGGAATTTGCAAACACCGGGGAAGACATAAAAAGGAAAACAACAAGCCAGCGCATTAGTCGGTCCACTCGTTGTCTTGAATTTGTTTTAAGGAATCTTCAACGGCTTTTTTCTGGGCCGCAGCTACTATAGCTGGCGCTTCCTTGCGGATGATGGAACCTACCGGGGATTTCTCCGGGAACTTGATCCACTCATCGCGAGCCGCGTTCCCAATCTTGCCCATAAACGGACAGGGCGAACCAGCCATCCAAAGGCCGTCAAACACACGAACCTCTTGGCACAAGATACTAATCCCTGCCACCTTCAGCCCCATACCAAACACAGACCTCGCCAGCTTGATCCGCTCACAATTCAGGTCGCGATTAGTCGTGCCGCCTGACACACCAAAAATACCCGTCTGTAACGCCGCACTGGTGCCGGTCTGGCAGATGTCTGAGTTGTTAACTACGATAGATGGGGAGGATGCTGTAGGCGGTGTTTTATCTACGACAGTGCTAGACGACACGGTGGCTGACGTAACTGTATCTGCGGCCTGCACCATGCCCGCCGTCAGGATAAACACCAGAACCGCGAGGAACGCGGCTAATGTGATGATTAAAGTTTTGTACCCCATGCTACATCTTCCAAATCATCCCGCCCATCAGAAGAATAACAGCACCAGCAGAGCTAATCATCACCAACTCTAAACGTTTGATGCGCTCGATAGTTTCTTTCCACCGTTCAGCACAAACCGCTTCGTGTGTATTCAGCTTTGCCTGTACATCTTTTACTGTTGCCATTTTAGGCTCCTAAAATAGGCCAGTCATAAAGAATACCGGACTTGTTACCATCTACATCCCAAGACAAGAACAATGCAGCAACGGCAGCGGTATTAGCAGCGCCATCTATCGCACTTTCCATCGCCGTGGCTTTAGTACGGATGGCATCACGCCATGTTGAGATGTTGCTGGGGATAGCCGTACTCTTTTCAGACTTACGGACAACAGCCCAGTCGGTCTGTGCAAGCAAAGAACCTTGCTGTGATTTAACTTCGTTTTTCAAAGATGATTTAACACCCAGTACAAGGTTAAGACCTGACCCTGCATCAGCCATTGCCTTTGCTGTGCTGGTGATTTTACCGTCACGGTCCATTGACCATTTGTAAAGCCGACTGTCCGGTGGTGTATCTTCAACTACCTCAGTAACACCAGCCGCAGTCTTCTCCGCTGTAGACCAGATGTTCCAGTTACGGGGATGGGTGATACCATTGTCATCGGTCCA